TCGACCGTTTTGCAATGATTTACCGGCACGCCATGCGTTACAATTTTGAAAAAACCGGCGATCGTAAATTTCTTGATGAAATTGAAGCCTTTAATAAAAAATTCGACGAAATGAAAAAAGCAAGCGGCCCGGCCTTTTATGGCTACGACAAATACTTAATGAACGCACGCATGGAATCTGAAGATTTAGGCTACGATACCTGCATTCCCAACGAAGCGTACGAGCCAGACAAAACAGTCACACCCAACTCCGGAAATGAAACACTGGAAGAAATTTTGACCTCCGCCGAACCTGCTACTGGACCAAAAACAGAAACCGACATCAATAAAAAAATAGATGCGGTACCGCAAGTTACAGTTTACGCTTTTGCTCAGCGGCCCGCTGTTTGGCGATACCTTGTATTTGCATCACTCGCAGTACTACTTTACGTAATCTTCAAAAAAAAGTAAGATGTCGCTAATCAACGCAGCAGAAATAGTAGGAAAAGACTTGTTTGCAGAGCGAACGGTAAAAGCTTACAATTTGCCCGATGAGCCACACCAGGTTATTGCCACCTTCAGCGCTGGCGATCGTGTGGGCACTGTATCTTCATTTGTGATGAGGAACGAACAGGTTTGGTGGCAAATTGGACAAAACATGTGGGTAAAGCATGAACAGGGACTTTTCGATCTTGAAGCAATACAGGACCAGGGAGGTGAAACCACAGCGGATCGCCTCAAAAGACAGGAGAGAGAAGGTCAGCTGTTAACAGCGGGGCTATTAGAAAGAATCTACCTTGAAACAAAGTGGGGGTTTCAGGACAACAAAACCTTACAAATTGCAGGATACATAATACTTGCGGCAATTGTTGTTGCCGTTGTTGTTAAGGCGGCTAAAGTGGCCGATATCAACATCAAATCAATGAAAAAATTAAAATTCTCATAACATGAAAAAAATTCAGATTAAAAACAAAAAGGCATTCTGGATAACAACAAGCGTTGCCGCTGTTGCCTTAATTGTCGTGCTTTACTTTGTTTTCCGTAAAAAAGCCGATACTGAATCGGAAGAAACACCCAATACCGGCACCGACACCGGAAACGAACAGGAAAACATCTTTCCCCTGAAAAATGGAGCGACGGGTATTTACGTAGTGAAGCTACAACAGTATCTGCAATCACAGGGTGAAGCATTGCCGCAATTTGGAATCGATGGTGTTTTTGGCCCCGAAACCGAAGCGGCCGTTCGAAATGTATTTGGCGCCAACAGTGTAAGTTGGGCTCAGTTTGTAAGCAAGATAGGAAACGTGTAGTATGACTGCGTTAATCGCTTCAATAATTGGTGGACTAACCGGTGTTTTTTCGGGTGTGTTGTCGGGTAAAAATCTTGACAAACAAGGCGAAATAACCGATGAGCAGACTCAGCAGGTGTGGTATCAAACATTGTTCTCGATGCGCGCTACCGAAAACGCACGCGATAACCAGCTGGCAATGATTATTGCCTTCATAACTGTCGCACTTATTGTTGCCATGATCATTATTAACAGGAAAAAGAAATGACAGCAGCCGAACGAATTACCGCAGCAGAGCAGGCCATGGCCACGGCAAAAATGCTTTACGATGCTGCACTTGAAAAGTTTAATAAGGCAAGTGGCTGGGAGCGCATAACGCAAGCCCTGTCCAAAAAAGTGAATTTTGCAAAGGCCGCACTCGACGAGGCACAGCAAAACTACATGAATGCTGTTGCAGGCGATGAATTTTCAAATTCAACATCGTCTGGCACCAGCTTACTTGTTCCGGTTCTGGCCGTCTCTATTGTTGCAATTGCAATTGTGTATTTCACCATAAAACGAAAAAAATGAGCCTTGTACAAACAAACGAAGAATACAAACTAGCATTTCAGCAAGCAAAGCAGCTGGCCGAAAAGCTGAACAACTGGATTAATCTGAAGGCAGAAATTAAGCGTTTCGAAGATGCTTATTCCGTTGCTTCAGATAAGCTGTACAATCTTGAATCGATGCTGACAGCACAGACAAGCAAATCCGTATTTACTACACAGGATTACGCATCTGCACGATCGATCTACCTTGCAACGAAAGAAGCAACGGTGGCCGCCGGAAACCGTAAAGGACCGGGCGGCGATAATTTGCGCGATGCTCGACGTAAACTGGAAATGCTCGCACAAACATATTCTGTGCTTATGGCGCAATATTCAGCCGTGCCGATTGATACCGGTTATGGCGGCGGCGATGGCGATGAACCCGGAAAAGGAGAAGAACCAAACAGCCAGAATGGCGGAGAAAATGACGGTACTCAAGGCGGAATCGAAGAAAGCACTTCGCCAAACTTCACTGTAATTGTGCTTTTTGTGGTATTGGCCGCAGCTGTGGCCATGGTGCTTAGAAAAATTATTAAAAAATAAGCAATGAAAAGATACAGAGTATTGTACGACACAAGTGTGTTTAAGGCTACCGGGCAAATACGCGATTTTACCGCCGGTGAAATTGTTACCGGCACTGAAAAAACAATTGATAGCCTTAATGTTATCGATGTTTCAGGATTCAATATTCCTGCCGACTATGTTGAAAGTGTCGGACTGTCGCCGTGGCTTTGGGCTGGCGGTGGCATTTTAGTCCTTGTGATGATAATTGTTGTGTTACGACTAATTAAAAAGTAGTTAGTATGAAAAAGCCTGTAAAATCGCTTACCCTTGCAGGGGGGCACGACTATGAAAAAGTGCACCGCCTAAAAAAAGTGGCCGACATTCACGAAAAAAAGCTGAAAGCCCGGGGTGCAAAAGTAAAAAGAAGCAAGCTGAAAAGCGGCTATAAACTAACCTATACATTTTAAGTCATGGAAAAACTAATTTACGAACACCTTATTCCAGAAACAAAACGAAAAGAGTTTACCGATGCCGTTCGTCGGATCGCCAGAAAACTAGGCATTAACCCCGACTGGATCATGGCCGCAATGTTTGTCGAAACAGGAGGTACCTTTTCGGCAGCAATACAGAACCCGACTACAAAGGCCACCGGCCTTATTCAGTTCATGCCTTCAACCGCGCGCGGCCTGGGAACAACTATCGAACAACTCGCAGCTATGAGCGAAGTTGAGCAAATGGAATATGTGTATAAATACCTGTACCCATACCGCCGAAAAATTAAAAGCTTTGTTGACCTGTATTTGTCGATTTTTTTCCCGGCGGCAATGGACAAAGGACACGATTTCATTGTTCAAACAAGCCGGCTTTCGGCTGAACTAATTGCCAGGCATAATCCGCTTTTCGATTTGAATAAGGATCGGCAAATAACGGTTTCCGAAATTGAAACTAGTTTGCTTTCACACATTAACCCCGAATATCACGACCGCTTAAAAAAAAAGGTATGAGTAGCAATTTAGAACGATACATCACAATTGGCGCGGCGGTTTTTCTTTTGCTGTCAGCTGGCCTCACTATTTTTAAGGAACTAAAAAGATAAGCTATGAGTGAACTTAGAACATTAATTGAGCAGGGTATTGAGCCGGCAAAAGTTCGAAAGATTGGTTTTTACACCTATATGTGCTACACTCTACGCGGAGACTTGACAAAATGCATGATAAAACGAATTTACGAGCCCGATGAAAACACTATTGACATTGATTACCCTGATGGTAATGCAAATTTTCAATTCAACTGGGACGATCGGGAAACATACGTTTACACGCATAGAAAATATTGAAAAAACTAGCACCATGGCAAAAAAATTCAATCCGCTCATCAAGTCAGGATTCGACTATTTTGAAAAGTCGGAGATAAGCAGCATTAACGGCCAAACTGGCGATGTTGTAGTTAACACCTACACAACAGAAATAATCGACTGGCGCACCGGTGACGAAAAGCCGGCATTGAGCAACCCAGGCAGCTTGCCAGTTACCGGAGAACTTATCGAAGGTGAAAAACACTTGATTATAAGGCTTGATAAAGGAATACTGATAAAGGTGATCAATAAGGAAACTGCCGGCTTTTCTGTAGAATCAAGGGACGACGTTGTCGTTAAAGTCGCAGACAAGATACTGGTTGGCGATTCAAGCTCGCAGACGATAAAGGCGTATCGCCTGGACGGATCATTAGACCCAGATTTTGATTTTTATCTTTTCTCCGCGCCAAATACCGTCTATCCATACGGAATGGTTGAAGACTCCGGCGAAGTGATTATTCATGGCTTGTTTAACAGCGTTCCCGGGGTCCAAGCATACAAAATAGATATAACTGGACGACAAACCGATCTAATGAGCTTCGGAACAGGATCAATCACAAAAATGAAAAAAACGCTCGGGGACAACTACTACATTAGCACGAACTGGCGAAGACACGACAACATAGTGCATATGATTGCCAAAATAAGCAATTCGCTTTCGCTTGATAACGACTTTCATTGTAATATTGGAAACGACGGCGTTGGATCGGTGCAGGATATTATAGTACTTCCAAGTGGGAAGCTTTACGCTCATGGCACATTTACTGAAGGCTTTGTACTAATCAATACTGATGGTAGCATAGATTCATCTTTTAACCCTGCAATTACAGACTTCGAAAGGGCAACACTGGGTCTAAACGGAAGAATACTTCTTTATGGCAGCGCGACGGCTGATTTTATTGAGCTCAACGAAGATGGCTCAATCTATAATCAGTGGAACATTGACTGGGGCGCATATTCTCCGGCAACGCTAATTCAAAAGATCGACGCTGTTGATAATAGCGTTTTTCTCTCATCATACAATGGCAATGTTGCAAAACTTGACTATTCCGGCAACGTGCGCTCTTCTTTCAATCAGCAGCCTTTAGAGCTCAAGTTATTCGACTTGACGGAAAATACTTTCTATGCCCAAATATATGAAGCTGCAACAAATTCTTATTATGTAGTAAGCTTCGACCTAACAACGGGTGAGGCTGTGTCTTATTCAGACCAGGGCGACTACTTACTAAACCTCATTCGAGGGGCCAACCAGACAATAATTACAGACTCTTACGATCAGCTTGAAGCGGTAACAACAGGAAAAAATGCCTGGTATGGGGTCACTTACCCCGCAGATGGTTCGGATCAATGCGCATACACAGGCGACGCTGAGTGGTCAACATCACACCCATGGCGCGACGATGTTGCAATGGTGCTTCTTACTGATGATTTTCAGGAAACAGTAATCGCAACGCCAGACAATCCTGTTATCGATGTCGGAGCGGACTTGACTGGTGCTTCAGGTCAGGTGATGGTGAGATTTAAGGCTTTTTATCATCGCCAAATTACCGATGAGGCAGGCGCAATTATTGAACGCAGATGGTCGCCAACTGCCCTTCCCGGCTTTGAGTTGCATCCTTTTTTTACGGATGGCATCCGCGAAGCCGACTGGGCTTACATTTCAGCCTACGAGGCTAGCAACATGGCCGGAAATATTTTAGGTAGCGCCTTTGGCCTTGCTCCGCTAACAACAGTTACGGCCGAAACTTTTAACGCCCGCGCCGTTGCACGTGGCGACGGCTGGCACGATTACGACTGGGCCGCACAAGATTTGATCGAGTTGCTTTTTGATTTGTTTTATGGCAATATCAATTCACAAAACGTGCTGCCGGGCTACACACAGGCAAGCGCGTACAATTCAGCGTACAAGCGACTGACCGGCAGGAGTAATATTCTTACAACTGTTAACGGTAGCATCCCTGTTGATCTGACCGGAACAGATGCAGACTTGACCGGAATAGTCGCTGAGGGAAATATGATTGCCAATCGCTTCATGTTCATTGAAAATCCCTTTGGGCATATCTGGAAAATAATGAGCCGAATAAGTTACGACGGCCGTGTTGCTGGCGACAGCTCGGTTTGGCTGACAAAAAATCCGGCAGTTGCGGCTTATACCGACGCGCAGATTTTATCTAATCTGGAAAAACAGATTTACAAGGCAGCGCCCACCGACGGATATATAAAAAGAATCGCACAATTTGGGACTCCGATTTTTACTGGCGGCTCATCATCGACTTATTTTGGCGATTATTTCTACAGCCTTTTAGACGATGCTGCACGGGATTATTTTCGTCTCGTTCGCGCGGGTGGTGATCTGACGACTTCGCTGCCTGCGGGTCTCCGTTCTCGGTATTCGAATTACGGGCTCGGGCTTGCGAATTCGAGCATCGGGTCTCGGCTTTGCGCAAAAAAATATAAGGTACAGTAATGTGCGGGTTGTTGTCGTCACTGTTGCGTCGTCTCGTTCACGCGGGTGGTAATCTGACGAATTCGCTGAATGCGGGTCTCCGTAATCGGAATTCGAATAACGGGCTCGGGAATGCGAATTCGAACAACGGGTCTCAGCTAAGCAATCTTATTTTTCGATGACATCAACCTTGCCACTGGGCAAAACAAAAACAAAAATTCAAGGGGACTAGTATCACAAGAGAAAATCACCGTTTGATTGCAAAAAATGAAAAGGAAAAACAACATATACGAAGAAATGTGCAGTTCGGAGAATATTAGAATAGCATACATGAATGCAAGAAAAGGAAAGCTTCATTATTCTGATGTTCAAAAAATAGACTCAAATACCGACTACTATGTCGAAAAATTGAGGCAAATGCTTTCCGGCGGACATTTTTCTACAAGCAACTACCAGGTGATTCAAAAGCACACTGGATCAAAAGTGAGAATCATTCACAAGTTGCCTTTTTTCCCTGATAGAATTGTTCATCACTGTATCGTTCAGGTTGTTCAGAAAATGTGGATTAGCTCCCTCATTCGAGATACATACAGTACGATTCCGGGTCGTGGAATTCATGACGGTGTTAAGAGAATAAAAAAAGCAATGAACGACACTGAAGGAACGAGATATTGCCTTAAGATTGATGTTAAAAAATACTATCCCTCAATCGACCCAGATATTTTAAAGTCAATCGTTCGCAAAAAAATAAAAGACACCAAAATGCTTGCGCTGATTGATAATATTATCGACTCGTCTGAGGGCATTCCTATCGGAAACTATCTGTCGCAATGGTTTGGAAATTTATACCTTAATTACTTCGATCATTATTGCAAACAGCAATTGAAGTGCAAATATTATTACCGCTACTGCGACGATGTTGTTATTCTTTCCGAGAGTAAAGAATTTTTGCACGGAGTTTTAATAGCAATGAACCACTACCTCGAATCTGAACTTCATCTAAGTATAAATGAAAACTATCAGATTTTTCCGGTCGATTCCCGCGGTGTCGATTTTCTTGGGTATCGATTTTTTCATGGCTACACCCTTGTGAGAAAAAGAATAGTAACTAAAATGAAACGTCGATTAGCAAACAAAAATGCCAATGCCCGACGCAAAAGTGCGGGTAGCTATTATGGCTGGCTTAAACATGCAAACGCTTACCGTCTAACAACTAAATACATACAAAATGAAAGGACAATCAGACAAACTGCCTGAGAGAATTGAAAAAATTGGCGATCGAGTGCAAATTCGCTGGAACATTACGCAACGAACCATCGATTTTGACGCAAAATCAATCACTGTATACGAGTATGACTATGCCAACTGTGATTCAGACAGCTATGAAAAGCTTGTATCTGGAATCATAAGGAGCCGATATAACGCTGACCAAATGGAGGCAATAATTTTAAATTTTTCAAAAAAAGTAGACATTGAAGAATACCTTCGCCTTCAGGCGTTTCGCAACCTTGCAAAGCATATCGCTTCAGGAAATAACACGTATACTGAAAGTGCCGTAAAAGTTACAATGCCGCTCGCTTTTGCACTCGCAGGAGGAAAATATGAGTCGCTTGCGGATCGGGTTTTAAAAATCAATTCGCCACACGAAATCATTCACGACGAAAATGAAAATGAAATCGTAATTGTGTATTTGAAATACATCATTGAAGATCACTACAACTTCCTTGTTGCCGATACTGAAGTAGATATTCAAGAAATTGATCTTATACATGAATAGATTTAGCGATTTTTCAAACGAAGGCGGCCCGCTTTGTGGCAAAAAGGTTAAAATTGAGTCTGTTCTTGACAAAGAAATTTGCATTCTTAATTACAAGATTAAGCAGTCTAATTTTTCAAAAAATAAGTCTGGAATGTATGCAATTATACAATTTACCATTGAAGACTCTGAACGAATGGTGCTAAATACTGGCTCTGACATCTTAATTGAACTGATTGAAAAATACAAGGAGCAAATACCATTCCTTACGACAATAAAAGAAATTGACAGATATTACATTTTTACGTGATGAAAAGACTAAACCCTTATTTCGCAACACTCATTACTCCACCAACTATTATTCTGAATGTTTATAGTGCACTCGTGGAGCGTATTAACATTATTGTTATTCTGGCCGTGTCAGTTACTACATTAATGTTCTGGGTTGTTTCAATCAAAAACAAAAAACTTGAAAGCATGCGCAATGCAGCCGAATGCGAAGCGGCTCAGGCCGAAGCTGAGTATCACCGCGAACGATTAAAGCTGCTTCGCGAAAAGCAAAGTGAAAATCTACCCGATATTGATGAATTTGCAATGTAATTAGCAGTCAATCATTTTCCCAAAATTTTTCATTTGCTGAAGCACCTTTTCTTTACTGATATGAACATACACCATCGTCTGATCGATTCTCGAATGCCCTAAAAGCTTTTGCAAACTGGCAACATCATTTGTTTTCTCAACAAACAGCGTGGCAAAGGTGTGTCGTGCACTATGATTTGTAATGCTCTTTTTAATTCCAAATTTTGGGAAAATTTCTTTTAACTGTCTGTTAATTACCTGCTCGCTATTCGAGTTAAAAAGAAGCGGGCCAGTGCTATTTTCATCGCGTATTAACTGAACAGCAAATTTTGTGAGATAAATACAAATTTCCTCACTTTTAGTTCCTTTGGTCTTTTGGGGCACATAGTAAAGTTTATTGTCTCTAACCTGCCATTTTTCAATCGCTTTAAAATCACTAATTCTCAGCCCGGTAAAACACATAAAAAGAAAATGTCGAAGTGTCTTCAACTCGTAAGGTTTAAGTCGCTCTTTTGTTGCTCTTTTGTTTTCATATCGTTCGTAAAACCCTTTTTTGTAAATATTTACAATCTCTTTTAATTCATTTTCTTCAAAAAATGAACGCTGTGTTTTTTCAGTTGAAAGCAATACCATTGAAAATGGATTTCGGGTAATTATTTCACGTCTTACCGCAATTTCGAGATAAGCACGCCAGGTCTTCAGATCGTTGTGAATTGTATTTTTCTGATTGCAGTATGGTTTTTTTCTGTAAAATCGATCATACTGCTTAATCAGATCGGGTGTGATTTCTGAGAAAGCCATAGTCTTTTTAAAAACCTTCAACTTATTCAAAAGTGATATGTGATGCCGGTAGGTACCGGGTGCCAACTCCTTATTTTTAAAACGATCGTCTATTTCATGTTTTAAAAAATCATAGAAATCAACATAAGAAGATGGGTTTTCGTACTCCTTTTTTAACAGGTAAGGAGTAAGGGGCCGATTCATTAATCGATACTTTGTGAATATTTCAGTAATTCGAGATTCACAATTGCGAAGAATAAGATTTAAGTCTTTAATTTCTTTGCCAGTCCCTTTGATCTTTCCGGTAATAAGATCAAATTTTTCGGGCAGAGTCTCAACTTTGGTATTTATCTGAACCGTTTTCGCACAAAGGTGACAATTGATATAGACAGTTGTCTTACCATTTTTCTTGATATTCTTAAGGTTAATGAAATATTTCATTTCATGTTTTTTTTCAATGAGATTTCAATGGTTAGCTTATTTCTCAATACAATTTCAATGAGATTTTCGCTTTCACACTCAATGAATCAAATCATAAATGACTCGTATTCAATAACCTATGCTTATATACTACTACTTTTAGTGATCCCACCGGGTTCACACACCAGTAGCCTATCACTCTAAATATAAGCTCTTTAAACCTTGTCATTTTCGATATTTCAATGAGTGTATATTGAAATTGAGCTATTCGCTTTAATTCACTAC